AAAAAAAACACCTCCACGTTAAACCTTTAATGCCTAGGCTTCCTTATGTCTCATTTTGTTTTATTTATATTCGTTTTGACTATCTTTGTTGCTTACTGTTCTTTTTTGATTCTAGAACTTTTAGCCTCTATACATCAAAATTACATCACAAAAAAGGGGCCTACTCGGCCTCTTTCTTTTGTCGTTCTATGTCTTCTCTGATCAAATCTTTCAGGTATCTGTTGACGCTTTCTTTTGTGTCTAGGTATTCCAGAATGTCTGCGTCATGTTTTAGATGAAGCCTGAAGGTCTTGATCTTGTATGTCTTATCGCTCCACTTTTGGTTTGCTCTTTTTCTTGCCTCTGATACTGCCATCTTACTTCTCCTCCGTTTCCGTCTCTGTGTCTAGTATCTTAGCTTCGGTCACTAAATATTCTATGTAGTCCCAGTCCTTTTTTCCTGGTGTGCTTAGAGTTCTTATAACTTTCATGATTGCTTCAGATAAATTAATTTCTTTTTCTAGATTGTCATTCTTTTCTGATGCGCCTTCTTCCCCAGAGAGCAATGAGTCCCTATTAACTTCTAGTGCTGCTGCTAATTTATCAACAGTGCGAATCGTTGCATTGTCTGGATCATCACGCGTAAGCATATGAATCGTATTTAATGATACACCGCTTTTCTTAGATAATTCCACGAGGGTCATGCCCTTGAATTCTGTTATGATCCTGATATTTCTACCGATTCCCATAGGTCTGTGTCCTCCTTAGTCCTCTATTATTTCCATGATTACGTCCAAGGCGTCTTCATCGCAATTGTGCTTGTATAGCCAGCTTTCTATTTCTTTTAGAGTCATCATGTGTCTATCGTAATACAATTGATCCAGCACTTCTTCCTTTAGTCTCATTGCTGCTTCTTCTCTAGTCATATTAAGCTTCCTCCTGTAGTGTTCTAATTTGGCGTTGTGATTCTTGAATCAATGTTTCATATACGTCTGCTTCGTAAGCTAATTTTCTGATTTTTCCGAAGTCAATGTCTCTTTCTTCTCTTTCGATTGCGTTCAGTTCGTATTGAATTTCCTTTGCGATTCTTGTTTGTTCTTCAATCCAGTTTTGAATTCTAGTTTCTAGTGTTTCGATGCATTCTGTGTTTGTCATTGTGTTCTATCTCTCTTTCTTTCTTTTTACACTCACATTATAATGTATTACATTACATAAAGCAAGCAAAACAGCGAAAAATAAAGCAGAAAATAAAAAAGAAGGGAACGCTATTTTTCAAGCATTCCCTTGATCCGTTCCGATAGGTCTTTGACCTGTTCCTTTAGTGTAGCCACTTCCTTCTCCAGCTCGTTATGGCTTTCGAGTTTTTTCGCCAGGCTGTCGACCTTTTTGTCCATCTGTTCTACCTTGTAATCCAGTAAGGCCGAATGTTTGGAGTTGCTGGTCCAGGTTGCTAGGACTGAAGGTACCCCGACGCAAAGTCCGGATATAATCGCAACCAGAATTGTATCAGTCATTATTCATCCTCGTTTACTTCTGGCAAGCCTGCTAGGCTTGTTAGAATCGAGCATACGCCCGCCACGACCGTTGTGCTTGCTGCGTACATCCAGTTTACGTCCGGAACGGCTGCGCCTACGGTGATAGAGGCTAGCGCTGTTTGAGCCATTGTTTTGATTGCTCGAACTCCTGCTGCTTCCCACCATGCTTTGTTTGTAAGTCTACTCATCCTTGTTACCTCCTACTAAAAAGGGCACGCCTCTGGCATGCCTTCAATCACCTATACTATTCTAGAAACCGTTTCTGATGCGTTGATCAGAGTTCCGGCTGCTGATGTAACCCACGTTAGAGCGACCTTGTTTCCTGGTGCAGCTGGTGCTGCCTGGATGACAGCAGATACTGGAAGAGTGATCACGTTGTCTACTGCGGTTGTTGTTACTTGTGCTAGGGCTCCCGGGACTGCTGTCCCGTTGGCGTAAAGTTGCACTTGATTTGTTCCCGCTGCAGTTGCTGAAATCACGAAGTTTCCATCCACTTTATATGTTCCAGGTTTTACGATCTCCAGAGCGTTTCCGTTTAGATTGACTCTGTTGTTTGTCCGAACCTGAACGGTTCCAGGTGGGATCGTTGCGCCTGCTGCTAGTGTTGCGCTTGTCGTGTTGACGACTTGGATCATGTTTCTACCTCTAGGCTACTGTAGCGCCTGTAGGGTAGTAAGTTCCGTATTGTGGGTAGTAAGGCGGATTTGTGTAATATCGTCCTAATTGGCTCAAAATGTTTTGAGTTTGTACGCTGTTTGAAATTGCCTGCAAGCTTTGATCATATTGAGTTTTCAAGGCATCATATTTGTCTTGCATCATTTGAGTCTTTAAGTTGCAGCAGCACTGTTCCATCTGGTGAGATAGGTTGTTAATGCTTTCCTGTACTCCTCCGAAACCTTGGCATAAAGAACTATTTACACCGTTGAAGCCATTCATCATGGCCATCTGCGTTGTGTTTGCGTTTTGCATTTGGTTCACGTTCATCTGGTTGATTAGCTGCGCGTTTTCGTATGCGTTTGAGCAGATTCCGTTTGTGATTCCGTCTAGCTTGCTAATAATAGCTTGTGTATCAAATCCGCGCTGAACCTCTGCCTGTGTGCCTTGCTGGTTGTTTCCCCAGGCTCCGCCGCCACCAAATCCAAAAATCAAAAAGAATAAAATTAGAATGATAATCCCGTTTCCTTCTAGAAAGCCATCTTTGTTTCCAGTTACAGAAGCGATATCAGATAATGATAAGTTGTCCATGTGTGTTCTCCTTTCTTATCTATCTTGATTTTGCAAAATCCTATTTTAGAAAGCCCTTGAACTGTTCAGCCATTTGTTTGGCTTGATCCAGTTGAGCCTGCGTAAATTTTCCGGAGGCCATCAGCTCATTTAGAAGTTGCTGCGGGTCTTGCGTCCCTAGCATCTTTTTAAATTGCTGAAATTGTTGCAGCATGTTTCCGTTTCCTCCTGGTCTATTTTGAAGTAGTGGATTCATGACGGTTGCCTCCTCTCGCGTTCTGTTCTACCTTTGAAAGCCATTCCTGAAATTCTGCCTTCGTGAGGTACTTGTCTTCCGGTTGATCTTCTTTCACTTCCTGGAAGCTATAAGCCTTGATCGTACAGAAGCCACTTGCGTCTGCTTGTTTCTGATAAAAAACGGGCTTGTTACTATCCATTAAAATCACGGACTGGTTCGGTCCTAGAGTGAAAGCTTTAGCACTTTCGATTCCGTTTACAAATTGAATCTGGTTCATTTGTTGGGTTGGTGCCTGCATCTGCGGCATCCCGAACTGCCCAGGTTGCGGCATGAAATTATTGAAATATGGTGTGTTCATTGTGTTCTACCTCTTTTCACCTATATTCTCTTATATTTTCATGTCTGGAACCGTCCCTCTTTTGTCCTTCTTTAGCTTGTAAAATCCGAAGGCCATATCTACCAAAAGGGCCCAGTAGTAGTCATTTAAATCTTTGACGGTTTCTTCGAATTCGTCTTTTGACATGCCTGCGTCCTGGTAGTGCCATTGCGAGTCTTGCGTTTTGCTTCTTAGCTGGTATACAACTTTTTTCTGCTTATCGCTCAGTCCTTGCTCCTCGATTAGAAAATGTGCAAAGTCTGGGCGTAGAGGTGTCTGGTATCTTCTATTTATTCTTCGATTCATTGTGTTCTATTGCTGATCCTTTCTATTTAAATGTTCCGTATGGTTTTACGTTTACTCCTGCTGAATTTAATTCTCCGGCGGCCATCCATCGTCGTGTTCCGTCGCCACCAATCCAGCTGATCCACACGTAGCCTTCTCGACGAACGTACCCGTCATAGTTTACATGCTGCCCTTTGATATATGTTAGGCCTGTATCTTGTCCTTTTAGGCTTGGCGCGCGTCTGATCTTGATTGTACAAGCCGGATAGAATGTAGCTTTTTCATATACAAAGTCTGAAGGGATACCGTTTAGCACGGATGCTGATCCCGTAGAAGTCTGGCCTCCTTGATTGAATGGCACGTGACTTGAATCTGTCCAGTTTGCGAATGATCCTTTATTTAAAATCACAGTTCCGTCTGTTACGAATGCAAGGTCTGCGGACACGTTGTTTGGAAGGTGATAAGTGCCTTGTGCATTGCGGTCATAGCAGTGCGTAAATTTACCTTTTGCGACTTCCATGTGGCTGTGGTTTCCTGTAGCGTATCCCGTTGTCCCTTCGTCTCCGAAAGTGTCACCTTGTTTGAAGTATTTTACTTTCTTGATATCCTCGATATAGTTATCGTGAATAAACATAAATGTGGCAAAGTCGATCGTTCCGTCTCTAAATAGAACTTTCTTGTCTGATTCTAGGAATACTGCGTTTCCGTTTCTTGCCGAGTCATAGGCTACTAGGTGGCAATCGCACGGTGCAATTGTTTCGTCAATTCCTGTGTCCTTTCCTGCGTTGTCTAAGGCGTTTGTTCCTAGGTGTGTTCCTACGTTGTTTCCTTGAGTTACATTCATGTACTCCATCGGAAAGCCTAAAAGCTGATATCCGCCTTTTGTAAGTTTTTGTCCTTTTCTCATATTCTGGACCTCCTTCTATTTATGAAAAAGAAGAAGCTTTTTAGCTCCTTCTTATTTCCAGTGTTAGTATGTTTCTCCGGTGATTTCTTTATACTGATCAGCTGTGATGAATCCTTTTTCACAGAACTTTCTTACCTGCTTATCTGTATATAGTTTTAGATCATAAAATCTTTTGATTTTTTCAAACATAAATTAAGCCTCGCTTTCTTCTAGAAGTGTATCTGTCATCATGGCCGTGTACATGACTTGTGCCTCAATCTTATCCTGTGCGGTTGCCTGTTGCTCCGGCTCTTTGATTGTTGGCTTTTCTCCTTCCGCGACTTCTACAACTTTACCTTCTAAAAATCTATAGTTATATCTTCCATGTTCGTCTACTAATCCTTTTTCTAGATATTGACTTTGTGCGTGTGCGTATTTGTCGCCTTGTCCTTGGTCGATTTCTGTCATTGTGTCCATTTCTTCTTGCGATAAAAAGATTTCTGAATTAATAGATGTGATGTATCCATCTAATAAGGATACGTATACTTTATATTCGTTTTCCATAGCTCCTCCTAATAGATTTCTGCGTCAATAAATACTTTTTTAAGAATAAGTGTCCAAGGTGTCATCTCTTGTGGCATGATAACTTGCCTTATCTCGTCTTGGCTATAATCGATTTCTTTTATACCTCCTAAAGATGAACTTGTACTATCAAACACGCCTCCTTTTAAAGAAATCGTTCCTTTTGCTCTTAATTTAGTCTCAAATACACATCCTAGTGGTAAATAATAAGCTCTTGCATTGCTTATATCACCTATATATCTTCTTAATGGTACGCAGTAAATGGTAGGTATGTATCTACTGAATCTTAGACATTTTTCTAGTTCCTCCGCCGGATTTGGAGCAATAAATGAAGTTGCGACTTTTCCTTGCTCTAACTTTACCCATTTAAGTGTGATGCTAGTACCCATATTTAAAAAGATTGAAAAGTTCTTTGTGCTATTACTTGTATGCACTACATTTAACCCCTGTTTCAATACAACTTGCGTATTATCATCTGCGAACATTGTTACTGTTCCTGTTACTGATGTTACGTAGCATGATAATGTAGAATCTCCCTCTGTTGCATTCTCTAGAATTTGAATAAATGTTCCGGTATCTGTGTATTTGTCATTCTTTACAGTGATTCCTCCGCTTGTGCTTGGTGTTACTGTTACATTCCGAATCTTCCATCTATCTATTGAATAACCTTGTTGTTCGTAGCTTGTAGCACCTCTTTGATTGATTTTAAAATCCGGATTAATTAATAAATTCGGATTACTGAATTTAGTTCCTAAATAATTTGCTAGTTGCGATAGTAAGCCTTTTTTCAATCCTGCACCATTGTGTACAGGCAATAAGCTATTATCAGTGAAACTAGGTAATGCGTCTAATTCTGTTACTTGTTTTCCTGGCATGTTATTCCTCCTTGACTTTATATGTCCAATCCGTGCCAACTTCCCCACTTGCTACTTCGTAAGACCAATCGGCTAGGATTGCATTTCCTTTTTCATCTACTAAATTTTGAGCGCTTGTAGCATTCAAATTTGTAGTAAAGTGGTTATTCATAACCATTTGATTTAGGTTATTATGTGATGTAGTAACCGCCTTTATCTTGGTTACGATCCAGTTAATAGCTGCCTTATCTTTAAAACCGAGCATAGGCTTTCACCCCCTATGCTGCGGACCACATTGCGTTCAGCTCGTCTGTCGTGATTGCTGTTAAATCGGTTGCCTTTACATACCCACTTAGATCAATGTCTGTGGTTCCGATTTTCTCGAACGTTCTTGAGTCTGCCATCCAGATATACTCATCATAGATGTCCTGCGTTCCGTGGCTGTGCGCTACTAAGTAAATAACACCGGTTGCTCCTGTAGCAGGTAATGAACTTACTTTGCTATATGAAATCTGTGTAATGTTACCAACCGCAGTACCAATCGCAGAACTTACTTGTGACGCTGTCTGATATCCGCTGTCGTTTGTAAGCTGCGAGGTTTTGGTTGGTGTGGTTACGTCTACAGCTTTGCTGGCGTCGGGTGTTAGTGCTGTTCCGTTAACCTTCACCGTTGTGATTGTGTTAACCTGAGCTCCTGATGCAATGCCTGCTAATTTGTTTTTCTCTGCTGTAGTGTAATCGTTTGTTGAAAGTACTTTCCCGTCTACGGCATCAACTTTCTTTGCTAATTCTGCTTTTGTTTTTTGGACCAGTAGGGTCGCTCCTGCCTTGTCCAGATATTCTGTAGCCATGTCTATACTCCTTCCCACAAGCTGTTAAGCTCGTCTAGTGAGATTGCCTTGATCTCGTCATTTTTTATTGCGCCTACTTCTTCCGCCGTATAGCTCGGCTTTGTTGGTTCTTTAGCCCATCCAGAAACTGTCGGGTCCTCTTCTTCCATGGCTCCTACGATCTCTTTACCGTTTAGAGTTGGCTTGTTTTTCAGTTTGTTGTAGTCGCTTGTTCCTGCGACGTATTGTTCCTTTAAATCAAACACCAGGCTTTCGTTTTCCTCGGCTAGATTGATACTAAATTCATCTTTCATCATTCTATGATTTCCTTATATAAAGCCGGAAAAACAGGACGGGTTAGAATTGGGGAAGCTATAGCCGTTCCGTCTTCGGTGATAGCTCGAATTTGTACCTGATATCGTCCAGGTATAAATTGAAGTGTCTCTTCCTGGGTTAGCGTTACGGCCACAGTATTTTCCTCAATCACTAGGTCTTCCATTCTTTTTGTTAGAATAGTCCCGTTCTGTTCAATCGTTAAATATAGACTTGTTAGTTTCTCTAGCTCGAGTCCTGATGTGTGAATGACCAGAGTTGGTGTTGTCCCTTGTCTCATGATCTTACCTACTGAACCTGATACTTCCAGTCCGCAAATATATTTGTGCCCTCTTCGTCGGTTAGAGTGTTGTCCACGTCAACTTGAAGCTCTGTATAAATGTGATTGTCCAGAAGCATGTTTTCAAGGTTTAGAATGCGGCCAGCTAGTGCCGTTGCGACTTCACCCTGAAGTGTTTCTTCTAAAGATTCGAACCATTTTCTGAATTTCTCACCGTTGGCGTATTGAGTGTCCTCATTTTCTTTCTGGATTCTTTCATAGAAACTTTGGAATTGATCATATAGTTCTTGTGTTGGTACTCGCGTTAAAGTATCAACCGTTAGTCCGCAGTAGTTTTCGTCAAGTCTTACGTCTTGAATCATTTCTGGCGTGATTTCTCCAGCTGATGCCTTTAAAACTACAATTGCAATGATCAGCTCGTATTGTTCTAGATTTCGAATAGGCGTAGGCATTGACTGCGTTCCTTCCTGATATACAAGACCGCATGAATTGCTGATCTTATCATATCGAATGGCCACGTAGTCATATCTTGTGTAGTTCGTAGCGACGGTAGCCGTCAGGGTAGTTTCATCTTTAGGCGAGTAAACGATACCACCTATTCCGTCGCTGGATGTCTTTAAAAAGGCGAGCCCGTTACTGACTGATATATTCATACCGCCGGCAATTTTTACTTTGAAGTCTTCACCGGTGATATTAAAAAGGCCAGGTGTTCTCCCGGCATGGAACATCCGCAGATCTTCTGCCAGATACTCCGTATTGTCTAAAGGGTATGCTGTCATGAGCCCCCTCCTTTCATTTTTGTTGCGCTTTCTTGAACCTCTACAAGTTCTAGTTCAAGAGTGACCTGCGTCTGTAAATTGCTTTCTTCTACAAACTTAAGGCCTGAGATTCTTGCAAACGTAAATAAATTGAATCTAAAGCTTAGACACGGTATCACGTCTCCTAGGTCAAAGTCCTTTTGAAGGACGGCCTTTTTGTCGTCCGCATCAATTTCAAATTCAAATTTAGAAGAGCCTTTTCTAGCCTCTGCTAGCTTATTGAGGCCCCTCTCTTTTAGCAAATTGATATATTCCTCTTCCGTATAGGTTTGCTCATTGCCTGAGGCATCCTTATATGTAGACTGTAAATCTCGGGCATCCACATATAACTCCATTCTTGGCTCATCTTTTGTTCGAAGATCTACGATCACGCTTTTTCGGCCTGATCCAGATTCTTCTCCGTACACGTAAGCGTAGTTTTTATATCCTGATATATCCTCGATAAAAGTTTGCGAGATTAGGTTTCCAAGTCTGTCTGAAAACCTCAGCTTGTTCTTTGTTGATCCTGTGTAGATTTCGAAGTAATTCAGTGTAGTCCCTTTTAGAACTTCTCTGTATCCGTAGCCTACAAGCTGGCAGTATTTCTGAGCCATGGTCCTGAGCGTGTCGTATGTTGTGTCGGATGCGTTCTCAAGTTTTCCGGGAAGGCCTGTATTCTTTCCGATTACTATATCCAATCCGCGCTTGTTCTTTTCAAAGTTACCGAGCAGCGATTGTTCTATATTTCGAACGGTCAAAGTATAGAGGTTTATACGGTCCTCCAAATTGTCCATGTGTCCGAGTACTACGATTTCTTTTGCAAGTCTTTCTACGGATTCTATAAAGAGAATCTCGTTTCTTTCCTTGCAAACGATTCGGTTCCATTTCTGTAGATATCTTGTATTGAAGTCCGTATATTCCACATGAATCTCGGCTTTCCCCGTTTCGTAATATTTTGGGTTCCATTGTACGCTGGTTATGTTCTGGAGCGGTCCTTGCCGTTTTCCATCTCTGTCATAAACATAATAGTGCATATCTATACCCCCGCCAGTACTTCTTCAAACCGTAGAAGTGCATCCAGGCTTCCGGGGTTTTCCTCTGCTGTATATTTCAGTACGTTTTCTCCTGGTTGAATCTGGAAAAACTCGGAATCATAGTCTGTCATCCAGAAAATGTTTTCTACTTCTCCGTTTCGTATCAAGTGGCAGTATTGCTCGTTTGCAAAAGTACTTATTTCTAGCACGTCCCCTATATTCATTTCTAGGTCTGCTACTTGTCCGAAGGATATGTGTTCCTGAGTGAACACATTTAGAACTTTCGGATTCTTCACTTTTGCCTCTGCTTTCATAGTTAAAAGAAAGCCAGTATTTATACTCCCCTTATAGTCGACCGTTACCAGTGGACCTAGAATTTTTTCTGATATTTTCCAGGGTTCTGTATTTGAAAAAGAGCGAGGAAATTTAAAGAGTGATCTCAGTCTTTGGAAAGTCACCATTGTTTCCTTTGCTCGTCTTGCGTATGGGAATGGGGCCCTCAGTACAATCTGGAATTTTTGCCAGGTTTCATTGAGCGTGATGATTGGCGTCGTTTTAGGTTCAACCTTCCAGTATACATCGACTCCGGCTCTTGTGTTGATATAACGCAGTGTTGCTGATACTCCAGGAAGGATTACAGCTAGAAGTTTTTTTCTAGTGTCTGCGTTGTATTTAAAGCGTCCCTCTAGGGTGATGTCCTTGGGCTCAATAGAAGCTCCGGACACCGTTGTCCCTATTTGATTTGAAACGCTTGATTCTGATAAAGTGATCTCGTTTTTAGAGATTCCGTCTAGTGTTGTTAGTCGGATGCCTGAGGCCTCGGAAAACTCAACGGATTTCCCCAGGCTGTTTGTATATATTACTGTTACACCCATGCTAACCTCCTAACCATTCTTTCTGTTTCTTGCGCGATTTCGCTAGGTCTTAGCTCCTTTGCTGAATTTATAGTCTGATCTACTTGATAGACGACTGTATTGCCTAAGCCGCTTCCTAGGCCTCCAGGATTGCCTTCTAAAGCCAATCTTGAAGTTAGGCTGTCCATGTTAGCTGCTTCTAGTAAATCGCTAGACATGCGTCCCATAAAGGCCTTAGCCTTTGGCATAGCTCTTTCTACGCCTAGCGTGATTCCGGCCGGAATCCATTTACCAATACGATCTGCAAATAGTCTTGAAGGCGACCCGATTCCTAGCGCTGACTTTACGCCGTCAATTAAGCCCTTAGCCATGTTGCTTAGCCACCCGGTCAAAGATCCCCAGGCTCCGCTTATACCTCTTCTAATTCCACCTACGATATCCGAGCCAATCGAAATCATTTGTCCAGGTATTCCTCTTACCTTGTTTACAATTCCATTAAAGAAATTCTGTCCTGCTTGAATTGCTTGCTGTACAAACTGACTTGCAAAACTTGCGGCATTGCTGATTGTATTTGATAGCCAGCCCCATACTTTACCAGGTAATTGTGAAATAAAGTTGATTGCGTTTGATACAAAGTCACGCCCTGCCTGAATCGCTTTCTGAATCATCTGACTTACCCATTCGACTGTTTTGTTGATCGTGTTTAGTAGCCATGTCCAGATCTTGTCTGGTAGTTGTTTAAACCAATCCACTACTTTCGATATAAACTGCGGAATGTCTTGCGTCGCGAATTGTACAAGTCTTAGACCCCACTCTACGAACTTTCCTAGAATGTATCCTACGGCGTATCCGATCCAGTAAGGTATCGTTGTACCGAAAAACGTTTGAATGTTCGCCACAAGCGTTTGTACGCCGTTTGGAATGGTAACCGTAAAGAATTGAACTACTTGTGTAGCCAGGTTCTGTGCTGCGTCCATGAAACTTTGGCACGCCTCTGGAATCGTTACTGTAAAGAAGTTTACGATTCCATCTATGACTTGGCCAGTAGTTTCCTTTATGCTATTCCATAGATTGATCCAGAATTCTCTGAAGCTGTCGCTTGTATTCCAAAGATATACGAAGGCTGCTACTAGTGCTCCGATAGCTACGATCACAAGTGTGATAGGTCCACCAATCACAGCAAGTGCTGCGCTTAGTCCTTCTAGTCCTCCGCCGGCTAGTGTAAAGGCTTCGGCCATACTAGCAATCACGCCTGTTCCTGATGATGCGGCGTAGGCTAGGCCATCAATCAATCCAGAACCTTGTGATACTAAATGTCCGAATGTCTTGATCTTCTTTCCAGCGTCACCGATTGTTTTAGCTATATCACTTACCGCTTTGATCCCCTTCCATGTGGCAAAGGCTCCGGCTACAGCTGCAATTAAAGGCATTAATTCCTGAATCTTGTCTGCTACAGTTTGCACTTTGTCTATAATATCCGGAAGCTTTTCTATAAAGGCTGCTGCAAATTCTCCGACTTTCTCTACGATCTGAGGCAGAATCTCTTTGATCCTGTCTAGTGCATCTTTGATAAAGTTCAGCGAGTCTCCTGGGTCTAGCTTTTCTTTGACCGTGTCTTTTACTTTGTTCCAGGCTTCTTGAATCTTTTCTGCTGCTGCTTTGATTGCTTCCGCTGTTGGCGCGAAGAAATCTTTAACTGCATTCAGTGCTTTCGGTAGTTCTGCGGCAATCCAATTCAGGACGTTTCTGATTACTGATCCAAAGCCAGCAATCATCCCTTGAATATTGGGTAAACCACTATCTGTTAAAAAATTGTTTAAAGCCTCGATAATGTTAGCTATACCGATTGCGATACGTGCTGACATATTTGAAAAGCTAGTTGCAAAACTTCCGGCCATTTCCTTGGCTTTTCCTGCTACAGCTGGAAAGGATTCCGTTCCGTTTTCTAGGGCATCCATTAAAGTGTCATTAAATTCTTGCGCACTGATTTCGCCTTTAGAGAATGCGTCCGAAACTTCTCCCATGCTCTTTCCCGTCTTCTCTGCGAAAATCTTTAAAACGGGAATTCCTGCGTCTGTTAAACGTTGCCATTGATCGGCTGAAATCTTACCAGACGCGTTCATCTTTGCGATTGCATCTACTGTATTGGCCAGGGTTTCATTGGTTCCGTCTCCATAGAAGGAAACGGCGTCCATCATGTCCTTTACCATTCGAGTAGACTTATCTAAGCCTAGCCCTGATGTGGCCAGCTTTTGTGTTGAAGTGGCTGCTGTATCTAGGCCATAAGCGGTATCCGTTACAGCATCACTTAAGTTATTTACAACCTTCGCAGCTTTTTTGCTGCTTCCTGCTAAAACTCCAATTACCTGTTTAGCTTTTTGCATGGCATCTAATCGGGCGGTTGCTTTTCCGATTGATCCAGATATTAAGTCCCAACCTTTGCTGGCGGCTTTGAATACCGTTGCGCCTACGAAGGTTGACTTCACTTTGTCTGCGAAGCTTTCCGCACTTTTATGCGCTCCGCTAAGGCCGCTTTTGTATTCGCTGTCGTCAAGTCCTAGTTTGACTTTAATTGTTCCATCAGCTCCTGATGCCATTTTTCAACCTCCTAGGTTTCTAATCTGGCCAGAAGTTCTGCTTCTATTTCTTGCGGTGTTCTTTCCTTTTCTGGTCCTTTGTCTTCAGGCAAGCGGTAATACTTTTCTAGGCGCTGTGCGTGACTCTTCTCCTCTCCTTTTAGATTTGAAGTATCTCTGGTTCTGTATCCAATAACGCGTATGATCATGGTGTCGTCACTTAGGGCATTAAAAAGTGCCTTAAACTCGAACCAATGAAGTTTGGCGTCTAAAAGGTTTATATTGTATTGCTGCCTAAACGCTGCATATATAAGGTCCATATCGTATTCGAATCGATAGCCTTGTCGTCCGTTTGTCTTGGCATAAGATTCCTTAGGCTCTTTGTCGCAAAAATAAAAGCCCATTATTGCATCCCATAGGTCTTTCTGATCGCCTTTAAAAGCGAACGGGTTGATTCCTATTAGATCACAAATAACGGGCAGCTTCAGTTCCTCTGGTATTGCGTTATCTTGTATAACGCTGTCAACTCGGACCCAGGTTCTAAAGTCTGCATAGATAGGGAGAATCGTTCCGTTAGCGTCTATGCTTTCCGGAAGGTCTTCTCTCTCCAGCCACAGCATTTCTTCCTCCATATCGTTTGTTCGCGTATTCTATAGTCCTGTTAAATTTGTCCATAGACTCGCAAAACTTGTCGATTTTATCCAGATTCTTCTTTTCTTCTTCTGCAGCTTTTGCCTGCTGATCCTTTAAAAGTTCATCCAGAAAGATGCTGTACAATGTGAAGCAAAGTTCAAGCTGTGCTGTGCTTTCTTCGTATCCTTTGAATAAGGTCTCAAAGGCTCCATCTCCTAGAATTTTGTCAATCAAAGCCGGACAGCCTTTTAAGGATTCTTTTCCAAATTTACTAATAGAATTCTGTTCTGTTTCCCAATTTTCTAGGGCCTCGATCTTAGAAGTGTCCTTTACATCGACTCTGAATCTGTGTCCGTCGATTTCGATATCTTTAAATAATTGCTTTTGTAACTTTAGTTCCATGATGTCCTCCTTATGTTGTTAAGTGCTTTACTCTGTGGCGCTGTCTGCGGTAAATGTTTTCGTTTTAATATTAAAGGTTCCCTTTACCTGATCGCCTTGTTGTGCGAATGTTCCAGAGCACATTAGTTTGCCTCCGGCCTCTCCGCTTCCTGGGTTATCTGGTTGCACTTCGTAGATTCTTTGATACGCTACAAAGTCCCCAGATTTGGCTGTCTTCTCGTTCCATGTTTCCACTTCGATCTCTTTAAAAGTAGAACCAACTCTTTGTTCTTTACCTTGCAAGTATACCCAGTAGTTAAATGCGTCCCCTGGATACGCTCGGCCCTCGTAAGATACTGTAGGCGCGTAACCCGTAACCTGGCTTTGGCTTCCGGCTTCTCCGATATATTGCACCCCATCATCTGTTGTAGCGTTCAAGGCTTGCTCCCAGTTTGTCAATCCCTTGTTGGCTAGAACGTAGCTTTCCGAGTCTGTGAATTTGACGTAATGTAGGTTGTCTTCGACCTTTAGTTCTCTATTAGGCAGTTCTGTTGTCATCATTCAAACCTTCCCTTCTTTTCGTAGGTTAATGTCATAGAGCAGTAGAAAGTTGAAAGCGCGGCCTCTTCTCCCGTGTAGTCTGAAGGTAGCGTTGTGAGTGCGACCTCTTGTGGTATTGCTTCGTCTAGCACGAGATTTGGAAAGCCTTGCGCCTCTTCTTCCGCGAGTGCCTGTACTAATGCATACAGGATTCTGGATAGGTCCAGGCGTGCTTTCGTGTCCTTTCTGCTTGCTTGAATATAAATTTCAAATGGGTAAGTAGCCCTGTAGCCACCACCCAGATAGTGTTCTATTTCTTCCGTGTAGCCACTACTTTTGAAAAGTAAGGCGGTGTGCTTAGAGTCGTTAAAGTACTCCAGGCACCACGGTATGTTGTTGATATTGATTGAAGAAAAGAAATTGTACAATCCGTCTTCAATCTGTTTTACGTCTTCCAGCTTTATGATCTTCTTTTCACTCATCTGAATTCCTCCTTAAAAAACTTTTTAGCGCCTTCCATCCAGGCGTTCTTTCTTGCTTTCAAAGTTTTAGGCCACCACTCCGAACCTCCTTGTCTATAGCTCAAATTTCGAGTTGTATAGACTTTTGTTTCTCCATGCCTGGCCCATGGACTGTGGCTATGGGTTCCGATCATTACTCTTCCTGTATGTTGGAAATGTGCATATGGTGTATCCCATATGATCCAATCGTTATCCTGTGCCGCCCATCTTAAAGCTGATGTTCTCAGCGTTCCTTTTCCGATAGGCACGTTTTTGTTCGTGTCTTGAACGATAAGCTGCTTTAGCTTCAATCTAGATCGGCGGAGCGCTTTCGTTCCTCTGGCCTGTAGCTGTGCCACCGGAATATCGACTATAACTTTTAAATGATACTCACTCACATGTTACCTCTATGAATTCCGGCGTATTTCTCAAGGGATTTAGAATATTCACATTTGTGATCTCGTAAATGTCGCCGTGTACTTCGATACGGTCCCCGGTTCTAATTGTGAACTGCTTGTCTGGCGTCTTAAATTCTGAAGGGGGAACTAGAACCTTGTCCGCCTTATAATCGTTCACGTCTATCGTTATGAGGATCGTATCGGAATTACTGGCGCCCGTCTGTCCATAAGTCCGGGCTTTTGTTTTGGAAACTTTTACGTGCTGGACCGTTACTGTTGACGTAATTTCTTCCAGGTTTTCTTCGCCTAGAATGTTCATGACTTTTATTGTGTGCGGCCTAAGCCATCTCGGGCTTTTCACCATACCGCCTGGCAGGCTAGTCCTGCTTTGAGTAATTGGTAGTCAAGTTCGGATATTGCTAGGCTGGATAAGGGTATGTCATGGAACCTTATCGTTTTTGCATTATCTACGGAATACGAGAAACCGCTTGTGGTTGCGCCTGTGAAGTTCATATCGCTAGAACCTACGAAGCAATCCATGCCGCCATGTGCTTCTATGAAGTCAATCTGGTATAGGACTACTTTTTTTAGGTCCATGTCGTAATCTTCCAAAGCCTGAACTTTCCAGTATGGAATCTTCTCTCGAATGTAGGATTCTAGAAGGCTTTCGGTTCTTGGTTCTATTTGTGAGTACTCCACTTCATCCAGTAGTGTTCCACCTAAGGCTGTGTATTCCTCAAAGCTTAGGATCATGCTTTATCTCCTTTTTATCCGGCTACTGCTGTGACCTGAACGTTACGGAATACACCGGCTTTTGTTGTATCTTTTGAAACGATTGCTGCAACCATTTCAACTTCACCTAATTTAACAGCTCCTGGAACACTTAAGTCAGGTAAATATGTTGCGATGATTTTGTCTCCTTTTGGACTTACTGCGTGAACGGCGTTTAATCCAAATTTTACAGCATAGATGCTTGTTGTTCCTGTTTTCGCGTCAATAGGCACGCACATCTTTGTGTTTGTTCCGTCAAAGTATCCTCCCATGTCAACAATAGCGATTTCGTCGTAGGTTTCGACTTTTTGTCCGAAGTCGTTCTTTGAACGATCATAGTAACCTTGCATTTTAGCTACAGTTTTTAGCATTGTAGCTGTCTTGCTATTTACTAATAAAGCGTCTGGCTTTTCAGATAACTTTGATAACCAATTGTCTAAAGCGTACATGAACTCATTCGCGTTTTCTTTGATTTTTGCAGCTGATGACATGTCGAATGGTGCTGCGGCATTCTTTTCCTCTGTATTAGTTCCAGTGACTAAAGCGTCTAAGCCGTCAAATGGTGTAACATCTGTTCCTGCGTTACCTTTCGATGTTGATTTTCCATTAATAAAATCGTAATGGAATTTGTTTTTAACAGCTTTGATTTTTTCGGCTAATTGGAATGAGATTTCTGAGCTTGCGGCTGTTCCTTCTAAAACACGATCCACTTCAAACGCACCACCGAAGATTTTCAAGTTAACGGCTTTTTGCGTCTTAATTGCTTCTCCAGCTTGGTATTCGCTATTTAATTTACGACCTTCAGCCACTGAAGGTGTTTTTAATTGTAAATAGCCGTAAGTTAATGTCGAGCCACCTGTTCCTGGTGATACTGCGTTATCGAAAGTTAAACGATCCAAAATAAAAGAGTCCCTGCGGAACTCATCAATGACCTTCTGGTCTACATGATCGGCTAAACCGACTTTAGAATCTGCTAATGTAATTGGCATCTTTTAGTTCCTCCTATTTTTTGTAATGTTCTGAGATTGCTGCGGCTAAAGTTGTTGGTGCCTCTGGTTTTGGACTTCCTTCGTGATTCCCATCAAGCACGACGTCGTTTCCTGGTTTTGGCTTGTTTGGCTCTGCCGCCTTAAATAAGAAGCTGTCTTCTTTTTTGATAGCTTCGATTTGTTCGTCAAGTCCTGTTAATTTTCCATCTTTATCAAACTTGATCTTGTCTTTATCTAGTAACCCCATCAAGGCCTTTTCAGATAAGGTTCCAGATTTCGCGATGGCTAAACGAATTGCGCTGTCACGTTTTGTTTCTTCCAAGTCATGATCGTATTTTGTTTTCCAGTCGTTGACGTCTTTTTGTAGTTGTTTTACGTCTACTCCGTCAAAATCCTTGACGCTTTGTGTAAGCTCTTGAATGCGCGTTTCTTTGGCTTGCATGTCGCTCTCGTATTTTGCTTTCGAGACGTATTCTCCTGAGGCAAGGTTTGCTAGTTTTACGGTTTTATTTCCTTCTAGCTTAGCTGCAACCTGTGCATACAATTCCTCACCTAAGATTTCTTTTAAAAACTCCATTTTTGTCCTCCTGCGTTTTTTATATCTGGTTCACTCCAGTATCGAGTCCGGCCTTTTATATCCCGTACCGAGGGGTATTCAAGCCTTTTATATGCCGTGCTTAGGGCATAATAAAAACCGCGCCATTCCTAGCACGGTTCTTGTCCTTGTTTAGTTGTGTTCTAAATTTTAAAGAATTTCATTATCTAGTAAAAATTTGGATTCCTCTCTTGTTAAAACACTAAATGGGTTGGGTTTGCTGTCATCAATAACCCAATCATCTTTATTTGGGTCCTCTGGTACTTTTTCTCTAGGATCAAACCCGAGCTTTTCGATAATGCTTTCAAGTGTAATCATTTGCTATTACCTCCAATTTAATTCCTGCATTCTCTAGCCTTTTTTGAGCTCTTTCTAGCTCTTTTGTATCAATAGAAATCTCTCTATTGTCATTATAGATACTTTTTTCTAAAGTATCAAGATACATGTTTATAGCATGCTCATCCAAGATTTTTTCTGGTTGTGTTTCGTATTTAAAAATCAAGCCATTATGGCAAACAACTAGGCCATATTTATATCGCTTGGCATTACTTAAATCGCTGAAACTAGGTACACCGCTTTTTGGGTGGTTGTGTATTGCGATAATTTCTCTGAGGTTATCAGTTACAATTTTCTTCATTCTTTCCGTTGGGTATGTTTCTTGCTCAAGTTGGGAGCTCCTGTTTCTTAGAACCTTATTGTCTTTTGGATTTATATAAACTAGGTCTTCTCCTAATGTGCCCTGTCTGTGTTCCAAAATTTTAACGGACTCTCTCGCTACTCTTATTATTGTTTTTCTGTCTTCTTCTAAGAATCCGAATTTTTTTCTGTATTCATTAGAATTAATATACTTTCTGTCGATAGTTGTTTTTCCATCTATGGACCTTCTACTTTCTTCTTTATGTGTTTCCCTATAAGTAAGTCTTTCCTTTGGTATTCTTACAGGTTTGTAAGGTCTGCCTTTTGTTCCGCCTATCTTCTCGGCTGAGTAGTCTCTCTTTAATTGGCCCTTAGAAGCGTCCACAAGCTCTTTCAGTCTCATTTTGTTGTATTTATACCAGTAGTCCTCTTTTGTCGTGTCTAGGCCTGCTGCAGCCTTCACGCGTCGCTCTCTGTCCCACTTTCTCATGTTTCTTTCGTAGGACCTTTGCTTTTGCCCCATCTGGTATATCCTGTCGTTTTCTTTAGGATTTACAGGCTTGCTGTAATCCTCGCTTATTCCTGGGAAATATGCAGTAAATGAATGCCTACAGTTCCACCCGCCAAGTCCTGCGCCTGTTCCGTATCCTGTGGCCTCATAAAAGTTCTCGTAATTTCCTTCCGGATAATTTACCCAGAACACTTTCCCTTGCCAGGCTGCGTGACTTGGTCTGGCTCCCATGTGGGCACTTGTCTGTACTAGATTTATATCTAGCTCATCAATGACCGATTTCTCGCAAGCCAGGGCGTTCTGGTTTACCGCGGTTCGTACTGCCAATCGAACGGCCGCCTCGATTGATCGTTGAGCACCGCTTGGGTAGGATACTTTTGTTAGGCCTTCCCTGCATAGCTTGTCTATTGTGTTTGCGGTTGCTTGATCTAGTGAGTAAGCTCCGCTTGATACCTGAAGATAAGCCATGTCGTAGTATCTCATAAAAGTGTCGCTAGCCAGTTGAGCTGTGGTCCTTGTTAGGTTCTGGATGTCTCCCCACAGCGCTGATGTTCCTTTTTTGATCTGATCCGAAAATTCTAAGCCACTTGTGTCATATCCTCCAGCCTCTAGTCTGTCGAAGGTATCGCGGATACTTTTATAAGCGCTCTGTTGCATGATCCGGTCGACTTCTTCTTCGGAAGTGTGAAGTATTTCAGCTAGCCTTTTGTTAATCCAGTCTTGCTGGAGTCCTAGCTGCTTTAGTTTGTTGTTTAAATACTCCGTGGTGCTTGTCATAGCGTCCTGATTCATCTTGATCCGCTCCGCTATGTCCACAAGTATTTCTGTAGCCAGTTCCTGATACAGCTTTTCTAAGTCGTCACCTACGTTCTGCAGATAGTTCGGTTCTAGCATTAGGCCTCACCCTTTGGCTCCTCTTCGATTTGTGTTCCCTCTTGCTGGAAGAACATACTTTGAATTCTGTCCGCCGGGTTTTCTGTTTCTCCGGTCATCTCTCTGGCTGTTTCTTCGTCCTCTCCATAATACCGAACGCGATATTCCCATTTCTGTAGGATGCCGGCCGAGATTTCCTGAAGCATTCTCAGGCGCTCCGCTTCCTCATCTGAAAACATAGTGTCGTCAAATTGAATTGTGATGCGAACGTCAGGATCAAGCCCGGATATGTGGCACTTCTCTTTGCCTAGAATGATAATCGATCTTGTTAGCTCTGTAAGTGCGTCCTGGATTGCGATACGTTGCTTCCAGACGCTTTCTGTTAGCTCTTTATTGCTAGCTCGAACCTGAGTTGCTGTGGTCATGTTCTGGATGCTGAACTGATATCTGTTCTGGCCAAGTCCGCATTTACTAGATAAAAGATTTAGATTGAATTGGACGTTCTCTTTGTTCTCGTCAACTCGAAGGCTTGGATTGTATTCCTCAAAAAGTCGAGGCTTGTCTGGGCTTACTTGTGTTCCCGTGCTTACGCATAGAGATTTCTCCAAAGTTGCACCGACGTCTGGCTCTTGCCTTACCGGTACTCGTTCACCTTTATCGTTTAGCGCGTAGGCTGTTGGCTTCATGCTAAATAATGCCTGATCCATGAAAACCTTTTTCTTTCCTAGCAAAGTATCCATGAATAGATTGTCGTACGCCAAGTCGCAACTTTCTAGCATGTCGATTGCGTTTGCGTAGATCGACATCCCTAATGGTACGTCTGCTATGTTGTTTTCAATGTTCGGCTTCAAAATAACAAAAGGCTTACAAGGTAGCTTGTAACTGATTGCTTCGCCGTGTGGTGCTGATACTCTTTCATAGCCTACAGCGTCTCCTGCCACGTTGTTGATTTTGAAGTAATGGTTGTAGATTTGGTAGCCCTCACGCTCTTGCTCTTGCTTGAAGACCTGAATGTACATGAAACGATCCCCGTTTTGTGTATACTCGCTAGCTAATGCGATTTCTGAAATATCTTCCTCGTCATAGGTCAACGGCACGATTTTCTGCGCGTCCTTGATAGCTTTGATTTGCACGCTCTGGGCACTCAGCTGTCCTTTGTTTACTGTTGGATTTACAAGCTGCAGATAGAAGCACACGGTCCCTTGTGCGAATTCTCTTTCGACCGCTTTGTTTCCTAGCTTCCAGAACTTGCTGTTTCCTAAAACTCCGCCGTTCTGGTCTTCTTTGTCTCCGGTCAAGAATTCTTGTGTGGCATCAGTTCCATGTTCGTTGCACTCTACCAGGATTCTGGTTTTATCATTCAAAAGTAAATCGGCCCAGTCTTCGCAGATTTTCTTAGCCATTCGCATTTGCTTGCGTTTTACTTGTCTGCTGTTTCCGCTTTCGTTCTTGATCTCGTATTTATGAAAATCTTGAACGTAGCCCTTCCACCAATCGTTCCAGAATTGAATTTTATTGTAGTAATCTTGAACTTCCTGGCTCACAGGATATCCTAAGTCCTTTAGTATTGTGAATAAAACTTTCATTTAAGTACTCCTTCCTGTGATCAGGTCCATAAATGTTGACCAACTGTAAAAATGGGCGTCGAATGTATCGACGTCGGTTGTGAAATCATCCAGAATCTTGTCTTCTTTTGATTTCGTATCGTATAGGGCTGTGCTCAAACTTTCGACTACCATAGGTACTGCCTGAAACTTCATCTTGTGTCTGTTCAGCAGCATGTTGTAGGTCAGAATCCTTGTCTTTCCGTCTATCTTGCGGCAATCCATCACATTGGTTGGGAAGCCTGCCCTTTGTACGGCTACTCGTATACTGTTCAGAATTACCTGTTCGGCGTTGTCGACAAAAACTGTGGACACCACGAAGCCTTGAATCCATAAAGCTCTGATCAGGTCGACTGTCTCTGTGCAAAGTCTTTCGGCATCTATAGTTCCTTTAGCATGTACGACTTTACGTTCTGCAAAGGTTACAATCTCAGAAAGGTCTGCCGTGATTCCCGTTACGATCAGGCTACTGTGTGAACGTGTTCCACCTATGTCCAGGCCTATGTTGATCATGTTAAAAAGTGGGAGTTCTCCTTTGACTTCCCACTCGTCTGGATTGTCTGCAAACTGTGGAAAGAGTAGCCCTTCCGCGTTGCACCATTCTCCTAGTATGTATCTGTTGTATAGGACTGTCCCTCGATATTCGAGCTTCAGGTTTTCCACGAATTCCTGCGGCAGAAACGGGTTGTCTTCAATCGTGTATTTCTGTCGGAAGATGTCGGCTCCTGATTCTAGAAACTTTAAAAACCAATGGTTCTTGTTGTCCGGGTTGCATGTTCCATCAAAGCAGCTATACGGTTTATCTAGGCGGGACTTTAGCATGTCAAATACTTTCTTATTCCAGGTTACGACTTCATCCCCGTAGCAGTACGCTACTGAGGCCCCTTGTATCTTTGTAACCTGGCTTTCTTTGTCCGCGCCTATTGCGTAGCAGTTGCGGCCGAATAGTCGCACCGTGTTGTCTGGTCTTACTCTTCCAACTAGTTCTGGGCCATATAATTCTCGCATGGGTTCTAGAACGTTTCTTTCAAGTGTTGACTTTGTGTTTCCTATGAGGAACACGTGGCCTGGAAGGCCCTCTATGGCTCGAATCCGTTTCGGGATGATGTAGTAGTCCAGCCACGTCTTTCCGCTACGTGTAGCCCCTTCTTTTATGTTCCAGCGGCTTGGTTTATGATTCCAGAATTCTTTCTGTTTCTCAGTCAGTTCCACTATCGTCTCCGGCTACTGTGTCCATAGCTCTAAGTAAAAGATCAAGTTTAGTAAGCTCTTTAGAAGGGTCTCCTTGTCTCTTGATCTGTTCCGCTTGTGCATTCATTAGCTTCGTTCTGGCTCTGTCTAGGCTTGTGACAGGTTGCTGTCCTGTAAGGTCTCGAATGAATTCTGCAGCCCTTACGTCTCCGCGTGTGGCTTTGTTGAACATGGTTGCGGCTAAAAGCATTTGATTGCTGAGCTCCTCATCTTTTAACCCCATGTCGATCAGCTTCTCTTTGTTTCTTTCGCTTGGCTCCAATTCTAGGATTGCGGCCAGGCATTGTTTTAGCTTCTTTTTCTTTTTCTGGACTTTCTGGCTTGCGGCTCCGCCCTTGCGTCCCATCTCTGCAGCATTCTCTTTCGTGAAAGGCTTCAGGTTTTGCATTGGGTCTTTGCGCTGTCTTGCCGCTTCGCTTTTTGTACGTCCAGCTAATCCCTTAGCCGGCATCCTCGATTAGCTCCGCCTGTTCTCCGGTGTAATCTTCCCAGCGCTTGATAATTACATCGGCATAGTGTGGATCATACTCCATCATGAAGCACCTCCGTCCTAGCTGTTCGCAAGCCATAAGCGTGGAGCCTGAACCTCCGAATAGGTCCAGCACGTTTTCTCCAGTTCGGCTGCTGTTCTTGATCTGCCTTGCAACCAGTGGAATTGGTTTCATGGTTGGATGCAGATCGGATTTCGTGGGCTTCTTCTCGTCCAGAATCGTTGTGTCCTTGCCCCCCCAGGATTGATTTTAGAAGGTCTTTAAGCTCGTCCTTCTTCATGCTGTCAATGTCCAGGTTTTCTGTGTCTTCGAGTACGGTTACAAGGTTTCTAGTGTTGACGAAGTAATGGGCTGCGCCATCTTTCCATCCGTAAAGGCACGGCTCGTGTTTCCACTGGTAGTCCTGGCGACCCAGTGCGAATGTGTTTTTGTTCCAGATCAGCGTTTGTCGGATGTTTAGGCCTGCGCGTTCTGCTGCTTCCAGAAAGTTCTTACTCTGTGTAGATGCGTACCAAATGTAGAAGGCTCCTCCGGCCTTGAGCTGTTCTGTCATGTTCTCGAAGGCTACTTTTAAAAACTCGATAAAGCCCTCGTCATCTTCCCATGAGTCGTTATCAATAACCAGTCCGTCGGTTCTTCGGTGTAGCTGTTTGGCTTCGCTTGGTCTCATATGCTGTCCTAGAGCTACGTTATATGGTGGATCAGTTACGACCATATCCATGGTAGCGTCGCTGCAAAGCTTTTCTACATCCTGGCGTTTGGTACTGTCTCCGACCATTAATCTGTGCCTTCCTAGCATCCAGCATTGTCCTCTTTTGGTTGTTGGTTCTTCCGGAATCTCTGGCTCGAAGTTGTCGTCCTCCGCGATTTGTTCGTCGAATGTTTCTGTCTCAAAACCGAAAGGCTCCATATCGAAATCCATGTTGTCTAGCTCTTCCAGTTCAAACTGTAAAGCGTCAAGGTCCCATTGTGCTGCTTCCGCGACTTTGTTGTCTGCCAATCGGTAGGCTTTCGCCTGTGCTGGTGTTAGATCGTCGGCCTGGATGCATGGCACTGTCTCAAGGCCCAGCTTTTGTGCTGCCTTCCATCTCGTGTGTCCTGCAATGATGATCAGGTCTTTATCCACCACAATTGGTTGCTTGAATCCGAACTCCTCTATAGATGCTGCGACTAAATCGACGGCATCTTCGTTGAGTCGTGGGTTGTTCTCGTAAGGCTTCAGGTCGCATGTTCTTATGTCTGTAATGTTCATGTGTGTTCACCTCTGTTGTATTAAAAAAGAAGCGTTAGCAGCTCAGGGTTCTCTCCAATGAGAGGTCTATCCTGTTTAGCTTCTAAGGCTTCTTTGTTGTCTATGATATTACCCGGAGCGCTGAAAAGAAAATAAAATTAATGTCCATGATTGGTCGTAGCTGACGTTTGACGTTGTCTGGAAAGCACTCGTTTTTGGAAAGGAGGACGCTCCGGGTAAAAGAAAAGAGGGCCTTTTTCTATTGGTCCTCTTTTACAAGTACTAATATACCACTTTAAAGTGGTACACAGTGGGAACTCTTTAGCTTTTTGTAAGCTTTTTTACTTCCGCCATTAGATGTTTATATAGTCCCCGTCTTGTGTATCCATATTTCTCAGCAACATCTTCGGCCTTGATTCTATGAATGTACAGATCCCATAAGATATTCTGATCTTGCAAGTCTAGAAGTTCTGTCCATCTTAGGTCCGTCAGTCTTTTCTGGAAGTGATGCAGTTCTTGTTCTTTGGCTGATATCTCTTCAAATAAACCGAGCGGGCTGTGGTACTGATGCTGATATGTCGGCATAGGCCACTTGCTTTTTTTCTGTTCTGCAGTCAGTTCGATTCCTCCAGACTTTGCAAGGCCTGTTGTCTGGTGGTTTAGTACCTCCAATTCTTGATTCAATTCAATCAAACGGTGGCAGCAGTAGCGCACCGTTTTTAGTTCTGGGATTAATTCATCATAAGTCATGTTTTACCTCCTTAAAGCTTCGATTAAGGCTTTTTGTGTTATGTTCTTGTGTTCTAGTGCATCCAGCATGTCCTCGTCTACTGTGCCTCTAGCTACGATCTGATAAATTGTCACGTTTTGTTTCTGTCCTTGTCTGTAGATTCTGGCATTTGCCTGCTGATACAGTTCAAGGTTCCAGTTTGGAAGTGTGTACCAGATTGCGATATGTCCACCACGCTGAAGGTTAAGCCCATGTCCTGCGCTTGCTGGATGCAAAAGCAGCACGTCTATCTTTCCATCGTTCCAGTCTCGAACGTCGTCCCCATTCTCAAGGCTGCGAACCTCTAATTTCTGTTTCTTTAGATGTTCCTTGATTCGTTTTAGTTCGTGTTTGAAGTAATAGAACACCATCACCGGGTTCTGGTTCGCGGATTCGATCAAGTCGTCTAGTGCCTCGAGTTTAGCAGCATGAAGGGTTGCTACTTCTTCGAGCTTATTTCCTAGCTGATCACGTTTATAGATTTCTCCTGATGTCATTTGTAGCAGCTGACCGCATAGCACCCCAGCGTTGGCTGCTAGCAGTGATTCGTTGTTATCTAGTTCCAGAACCTTCTCACGTTTGAAAGCGTGGTATTCTGTCATCGCTTTTTGAGGTAGTTCGATTGATTTTTTTAAGTACTGAACCGGTGGAAGTTTGGCGCAGTCTGCCTGATCCAGACTCATGCATACGTCACCTATTTTCTTGTATATTTTTTCCTCTGCATCTGGTCTTGGCTTCCAATCGTATACGATCATCCCGTTTCTTCTTCCTGGAATTAGATATCTTTCTCGAAACTGAGTTAGTGTTCGACCTAATCTTTCTCCCTGATCGATCAAATATATCTGACTCCAAAGGTCCGGGATTCCTTTCGGGGCTGGTGTTCCGGTTAGGCCTATGAATCTGTCAGCTAGTGGCATAACTTTTCTTAGGGCTCTGAACCTCTGGCTTTTTGGATTCTTGAAAGTTGATAATTCATCAATCACTACCATGTCAAAGTCAAAGTATTTGTTGTCTACTAGCCAGGTAACGTTCTCTTTGCCTATGAGGTAAATGTCTGCCTTTTTTTGCAGTGCTTTCTCACGTTGCTTTGGAATGCCTGCTATGATCGAATAGCTCAAGTCCTTAGTGTGACTCCACTTTTCTATTTCTTCCGGCCACGTGCTTTTTATGACGCGCACAGGGCCTATGATCAGAACTTTTTCTGTGTCGATTAGTTTTAGAAGGCTAATGATCGTTAGCGTGGTTACGGTCTTCCCGGCTCCCATAGGGAGAAGAAGGCCACACTTCTTATGATCCAGTCCGAAGTTGATAGCTCTCTTTTGATAGCTGTGTGGTCTAAATTCTGTCAAATCTTTTCTCCTCCGGTATGATTCCTAGTTTCAACAGGTTCGTTAATTCGTCCACCTGGGCTTTTGTGCTGATGCAGTATACTTTCATACCTGTTGCCCGTATTTGGGCTACTGTGGCTTTTTGTAGGGCTCTAGGCTTACCGCCTGGCCTTTTTACTTCTACAAAGAAAGCCTTTGAATTATATGTGATCAATCTATCCGGCACACCTGCGTTTCCTGGGCTTACAAACTTCCAGGCTTTACCGCCTAGTGCTGATACCTTTTTGATCAGGTAATTTTCTACTTGATTTTCTATCATTTCTGGAAGAAATTCTTTTGAAGTTCGCGGTATCGCTCGGCGCAGTCTGGACATAAATCGTTTTTGTCAATTGTTGTGATCCAGCCCTCTGGAAGGCCTTTCCAAATTTCGATTGTTTTTCCGTTTTCAATCTTACTCTTTTCGATTCCGACTGATGTTTCTTTTCCGCATCGGTCGCACTTGATATAAAGTCTATTTTCTTTCATGTTCTATTCCTCCTCTAGCCTTTTGGCTTGTCTTTCCTGTTTTGCTTGAATGGTGTCTTGAATCTCAATTCCTTGGATTTGATAATATTCAATTAGCTGATCCATACAAATCAATACATCCGCCATCTCTTCGATCAGGTTATGTCTTAACCCTTTGAACTCTAAGGGCTTTGTCTTTTCTTCCGGATTGCGTACCAGTTTAGAAATTGCCTTTTGTAGTTCCGATAACTCTTCCATAGCGACCAGGCTCTGCTTTTCGATTCCGTATCGCTCTAGTGTCTCATTTCTGATTTTCTTATCAAAGCAAAACCATACAAATTTATTTTTAAGATCTTCTACTTTATCTATGATGACTTGCATTTCTGTATCTCCTTTTCTAGTTGATTTTTGGCCCTGGAAACGGATACGTGCGGAAACGCCTTTCAAACTCTTTATATATATACTATATTTTCTCGCGCGCATATACATACGCATATACTGTATTACACTATATATATTATATATTCATTAAGTTAGTAATATTTCTGTTTCCAGTGTTTCCAATAGCTTAGAAAGCCTTATTTTATGCGGTGATTCCCTGGAAACGCTCTATGGTTTTAGCGTTTCCATGTCCGTTTCCACCGTTGCCTTGTATTTTTTTACAGCCGTTTCCAGCGTTTCCACACTCTGGTGTTAATATCCAATTAATTCTGGATTTAAATAAACCCGTTGTTTCCCATACACTGCGCCTCTTTGTCTTGGTGCTGATCCTTTAACCCACCCCAAACTTTCCATGATTGCCTTGAGTTCTCTCTGATCCGCGGGTGTAAATTTATTCTTTGATCCATTCAACACTTCGCACCAAATTTCTAATAAACTTACGCAATCTCTGATGTCTTCCCCCTCGTTTTTTGGGTCCTCTAGCCATTGAGTTCTGGCGTATAAATCCATATCTTTCCAGCCCTCTGGTAGCTTTCTGTCTAGATAATCCCGGACCATGTCCTCTCGGACACTGGTAAACGTGTGCTCTTTTTGCATCTGTTCGGCTCCGGTCAAAGCCTCGCCCTGAAGATATAACTTTTCTCCGTCCTTGAATCTTTGTTTAGCTTCAGCCCAGATCTGGTCCCGTTCTTTTGGTAGATCATCAAACACAATCTTTTTCGCTTTCGATATATCCGTGTTGATCGGCCAGAATCTTCGGTTTCCTGTATAGTCTCTTAAAAACTCATCATCATTCGTGGTTCCGAAAAACACGCACTGTCTCGGGTTGTCTGTAACTCGTCTTGCGTAGGCTTTTCTGTATCGATCGTCCCTTTTACTTATAAACTGCTTCATGGACTCGATATCGGCTTTTCTGGCTGCTGATAATTCGGACCATTCAATAACCCATGATCCATGCAGGGCTTCGTATCCTTCTTTCCCTGATATTGTTGTGATTGAATCTGAGAACCAATCTCCGCCCATGATGCTTAGCATGTGGCTTTTTCCGATTCCCTGATGTCCTACAAGCACAGGCATATAATCCATTTTGCATCCTGGTGTGTAGATTCTGGCCACGGCTGCTGTAAATGCTTTCCTTGCGACCGCTCTGCTGTACTCCGAGTCCTCGCTTCCTAGATAGTCTATAAATAGCGTGTCTAGTCTTGGTATACCGTCCCACTCTAACTTGTCCAGGTAGTCACGTACTGGGTGAAAGCTGTTTCTCTCCTGAACATAGGCTATGGCGTCGTCTACCTTTCCTTTGGCTACAATGTTGTATTTCTTTTCTAGATAGTATCTGAAGCTTGCGTCGTCCGTATCCGTCCAGGTCGGGTCGCTTGGATTGTAGTTCCACCATGGCAGGTTTCCCTTCTTGACGGGTTTCTGTGCGAATAGGTCATTGCCTCCGACTCCGTTTTTAAGCTTTGGATCATTTAAAAGTATGCGGACTATGTTGTCTGTAGTCGGCTTGAAGTTTCCCTTCTTGTCCATGTCCATGGCATCCAGCCAGTCCTCGTCTACTTCTTCTTTACTGTCTTCTACTCCTTGCGAACCCCTCGCGGTGTCGTCCTTGAAGTCGTCCCAGTCCTCGTGAATCCGTTCTTTCTTGTCATCTATAAGCTGCTTCCGGGTGCCCTCGTCGTGTTCCATTAGTTCGAGCATGTGTTCTGTGCTTGCTGGATCGTCTGGCCACTTGTGTATTCTTACAAGGTCGTAGGCGTTACATAGCTGCTGCCCTGTTGGGTCTGTATTGTGATTACTGTATGCATACTTGTCGTCGTAAATCACCAAGCCTCCGGCTGTTGAGCCGTTCGTATAGGTCCAACGGTTCAGGTCCTCTGTCGGCGTGTATTCCTCTGGTATGAACTTCTCGATTGCTTCCTGGATCGTGTAGGCCCTGCAGAATGCGCCAATCCATCCGGACTTAGATAAAGGGTCTTCCTGGTGTCTAATGTCGCTGTGATGCAGTTCTGTCTCTCTGTTAGAGCGAGGCCAGTAGCTGATGTCATGCCAGTCTCTGTACTGCGCCAGGATGTCATCCGGATTCAGGTACTCATTCCTATCTCCTAGTTGTTCACAGATGTATTCTCCGTCCTTGCTTGTACTCGGCCAGAACATCATTCTTGCTGGCTGATACGTTGTGTCGTCGAAGTATTCCATTCCGATAGTACTTGCAATCCTTCGAGCGATTGCCTCGTACTCTTCCGGTGATACTCCTCTTTGTAGGGGCAGGATCCATCTGTATTTTGGCTTTTCCGGTGTGTGCTTATGCGTTGAGTAGATCACGCTGCAAAAGTCGCACGTTATTCGGATCAAGTCTAAAAAGTCTTTGTCTGCGAAGTCAGCATCCAATGTGATCATGCTACGTGATAGAACGCTTTGATTGTTTCGTCTGCCGTCTTTTAGTTCTCCGGCTACGAATCCACCGACGTCCTTGATATTGGACTGCTGGTCCTTCGTCATGTTTTTGTACTCTTCTACCGTTTCTTTTGTTCTGGTTGTGAAGAGCAGTTTTTTTGTGAATTCCTCCCAGGACATTTCCTGGTTGAAATATTGCTTTTGTTTTCTATTTTTGCAGGTTGCTATTTGCACATCCTTCAGCCTCCTGTCTATTCTTCCGCTAGAATATAAAAGATTCTCTGCTTTCTTTTCATTTCATATTCCATTTCTTATTTCCCCGATAGGCCACTTTCTGAAGCTCTTGTTTGATACTTTGCTGTGTTCCTTGCTGGAGTGTCCCATTGGCCTTGATCTCTTCTAGAAGCTTTGTAGTGCGTTCAGCGTGCTTGCTGGCATTCTCTGTATCACTTTCCATATATCTGCAGATTACGGTTAGAGCGTTTGCGATATTGTCCAGGCGGTTGCAGATACGGTCTGCGGCCTGGTTGATCGCTTTTTCTAGCATGTCCGCATTGTCAAAGCTGGCCATGTCTTCCTTCCGTCTTTCTTCGGGTGGCTTGTGTAGATAGCTTAGACGAAGGGCTATAGCGTTTTGACTTCGGTTCTTTAGTATTGAGCCATATTCTTTATAAATCTTTGAGCTGCTATAGCCCAGAGCGTCTAGCTGCTTTAGAAGGTTGTCCTCCTGCTGTGTCCATTTAATACTCATGTTCTATCCTCCTAGCCTTGGTGCTTGTGCTATATCTAAACCGAACACTTCTTTCAAAATGCTTAGAATGATCAGTGCTGCGGTGATATAGATCAAGGCTATAATTAAATCTTGCTTATCTATTTTCATTTTTAGTCCTTCTTGTAATAATCGGATATAAATCCATCTCCTACTAGAACCAAGTCTGGCGCCCAGCTGATCGGCTTAGCCATTACGTCTAGCAGTTGTTTGAACTTTGTTTCTTTTTCTTCCGTCGGTACTTCGCAGATCACTTCATCATGAACGTGCATGATTGTTTTAGCTCCGATCTCGTCGCACCCTTTTAGCGTCTCGCATAGGCAGTCCCTTGCGATAGCCTGAACCACGTTCTCCGTAAGCTTTCCACCCCAGGTGTTTGTCCACTCCCACTTTCGTGTTGTCTGGTTCAATCCTAAAAAGGATACCTGGCCATCCTTGATTCGTGGTGTAACGTAACCTAAAATGCGCCCGTTGGGTAAAGATATATAGACGTTACTGCCGCCCTTGAAAACCTTCATATTTCGGTCCAGAGTTGTGACTTTTCCATCTGTGATTGCATCCTCGAAGGCTCTGCCTAGTAAGTACCAGAAGTCCTTGATACGTGGTGAGGCTTGTCTCCATTTCGTCACAATCTCTTGCTGCTGTTCTGGGCTTAGCCCCATCTTGCTAGCTCCGAAGGCTTCCAGTGCTGCCGTTCCACCTCCGTATCCGAGGGCAAGTTCGGCAATCTTTCCCTTTTGTCTTAGATGTCCATTGATTCCGTGCTTTTCTACAGGCACCCCGAACATCTGGCTAGCTGATGCACAGTAGATGTCTCCGCCGTTTTTAAATACTTCCTGGCGCCATGTTGTTCTTGTTAGCCAGGCAATCACTCGGGCTTCGATTGCGCTATAGTCGGCTACTATGAAGGATTTTCCCTCTGGTGGTGTGATTACGGTTCTTAGAATCGTAGCGAATACATCATTCATACTTGGATAGATGAGCTCTAAAAGTTCGAAGTTGCCTTCCTTCACGAGTGTTCTTGGTTCGTCTACCTCGTCAAAACTTGGCCGTGGGAAGTTCTGCGGTTGGATCAAGCGGCCGGCCCATCTTCCGGTTCTGCCTCCAAAGAATTGAAAAGTTCCCCTGATGCGGTCACCTTCTCCGCACGCTCTCTGGAAGGCGTCGTATTTCTTGACACTTGTTTTTCCGAGCTCCTGGCGTATCTCTAGGGCTCTTCTTGTTTCTGGCTTCAGTATGCCTTTTAGAAGTTCTTTCACGGCTTCCTTGTTCAGGCTTTCAATTTCATGTCCTTCCTGGTCAAGGATCCATTTTTTTAGCTGTGCTACGCTTTGCGGATTTTCTAGGCCTGTGATGTATCTAGCTTCATCCATGAGCGCCATTCCATGATCTAGACTGTAGGACTGAACGTTTTTTATGATCTGCGTATCTACGTGAATTCCTCTGTCGTTTATCCTCTGGTCTCTGTGCCAGTTTTCCCATTCCTGATCGGATACGGGTACCAAGTTATTTAGCTTGGTATAAATCGCTCGCTCAGCTTCCACGTCTCTTCGGTTGTATTCTATAAAAAGGTTCCATTTCTCCGGGTCGTGCTCAGGTAGGTTCTTCCATCTTCCGCCGTTGGCTTTTGTTGGTTTGCAAGGCTTGCAGAAATACTGGATCAGTCTTTTACCGGTAGCCAGTTTCACTTTGTCTTCTTCAATCCCGAGTGCTGGTCCTAGTTGTCCTAAACTGGAAGGGTAGCCGTTCTCTGATGCCATGATCATGGTATCTTGCCATTGTTCTGGTGGAAGGAATCCATCCTCTGTTAGCTTCTTTTTTACTGCTTCTCCTAGAATATCTCGTTTCGCGTACTCCTTGACGTATCTGGTTAGGCATACTCGTTCGAAGTTTGCGTTGTGTGCCACCTTCGTTATGCTTTCATCCGCTAGCGCTGATACTAAAGAAAAAGGCAGATCTTCTTCCATTAAATTTAAAACTTCTACTGGATCATTGCCCCAGGCGTATCCGAATAGAAGTATTTTGAAATCTAAACTTTCTGCGTATTTATAAACCCCGCAGGCTGCAAGGTCGACGCTGGAGTAGGTCTCCAGGTCGATATGCAGTATGGGCTTTTTACAATAAGGCACTTAGGTCGTCGCTTCCGGTTTCCTCATCAAACTCAGAAGCATCTCCGAAGTCTGCGGTTACACTTGAGTGTCCTCCTAATGGTTCCCCATCTTTTACTTTTAAAACGCTGTTAAGGCCGGCCGCGATTCCTGTACCGACTTTGTTGAATGGGTAGAAGTTGAAGCTTACAGCCCCATAGCATCCACTATATACATCTTCCATAATAGCTTCCTTGCTGCTGTATGCGTATGTCACTCCGTTCTTGCGGTAGCCTACAGATACAGGCCTGTTGCTCTTTACCGCTAGCATATATTTGTTTTTACACTCTGGACTTCCTGCGTATTTTTCTTCCGCATCGCAGTCAATTAATAAGCCCTCTTTAGCTCCAGGCACTCTCTTTAGCTGTGTAGCTTTTGCTTTGAAGGAAGCACCGAACTTTTCAATTCCTTCTTGTAGGGCTTCTTGATAGCCCTTAACGATTCGGTTCAGAGTTTCTTTATCCTCTTTATCAATTAATACATTCACGCTGTATTTTGCTTCCATACCATCCGCGAATGCATGTGGCTCTGCTAAATGGCAATAGCAGAATCTTACTAATTTTGTTTTAACTTGTGACATCTTTCTGTTCCTCCTAGTTTTACTCTTTGTCGCATTACGTTTTTAAGCTGTCGCTTTAGATCGTTTCTGTGTGGTCCTGGTTTACTGTTTCGAATCTCGGCTCGGATGCGGACCATCTTTTCTTCGAGCTGATTGATATCCTCTTTTGAAATCATCTTTTAATCCCTTGGGCTTAAATCCCCACATGTGTTCTGAAGGCGACTGGATTCCTATCAGTCTTTTTATCTTTCTAATCAATGCCATCTTTAAAGTCATTTGCTACACTTCCAAACTCTGGGCGTTTGTCGCTTACTGGCACTAATGTAGGTTTTCCCTGCGGCTTCTCGATATATTCACCAACGATTTCTGCGAAGTCTTTCTTTCCGACTAATTTTTCTAGAGCCGTGATAGTCTGAAGCTTTGGCTTTGTCATGATCTGGTTGTATTCAAAGCCTGCGTTCTGTAAAGCTTCAGATGCCTTAGACTCATCTGTTATCTTTCTTTTGCTTGTTCCTTCTACAACTTTATATCCTTCGTAGTGTGTTCCCTTTAGCGCCTGATCCAGTGCGAACTCTTGTACCTCTTTGGCCCAGTCGATAAGTCCCGGTAGTTCTGGCAAAAGCTCCGCGATTTGCTGATCTGTTAAAATCATCCCGCACATGCGCTGATATCTTTCGTTGATTGCTTTCATCTTGGCTGCGTGTGCTGCGCATTGCGGTCTGGCTTTACAGAACTTGCACCATTCTCCAGCATTTTGTTCTCCCTGGCCTTCCCAGGCTTCTTTTGCGGCCGGCTTAACGGTGTTTTCCATCCAGTCTGCCAGTTCTTCGGTTGTAAGTTCCCAGGTGCTGACGTGATCAAGTCTAGGCTGTACAATGTGTAGCTCTACTGTATCGAAATCGTATAGGCAATCGTAAAGTGCCATAACTCCTGCGGCGTAAATGGTAAGCTGCGGATTATGTGGAGCATTTACTTTGACGCCTTTTCCGTATTTTAGGTCTAAAATGTGGAGCGTGTGATTACTTACGATCACGGCGTCGCTTGTTCCGAACCCTTCCGGAATCCATGGAGTCAAATCAACTTGTACCTCGATAAAAAGATCCGCGATATCACTTTTCTTTTTCTCTTTGTTGTATACCTCTAGAACATAGTCTTTATAAACGTTTGTAGCCTCGTCCATTTCTCCGTTAGCTGCCTTTACTTTTCTTCTTGGATGTCCTTCGATCCAGTTACGAAGTTTCTGTTCTGCTACACTGTGTGCCTCTGTTCCCTCTGCTGCGTAAGCACTTGGCTTTTCTTCGAATAGTTCCTCCAATCTTGCGGAAGGGTGGCAGTGAATCCATTTGTTGGACCCACTGGCTGATAAAATCGCGTGTTGACTAGGCATGTAGTGCCTCCCAGGCTTCCTGATATTTCTCTTTAGGAATGTCGCAGATCTTGCTTGCACCCATCTGAGTTAGGAACACCTTAAGTACGGCCACGCCTTTTTCTTTAGCAAATGCAACGCCGGCTTTCTGTAAATCTTCCAATGTAATTGGTTCTGCAGTCGGATCAGGTTTAGGCGTTGGCTTTACTGGTTCCGGTGTAGGCTCCTCCATTGGCACCCAGTCTTTGGCTCTTGGGATTGTAGGCTCCTCCTGCTTTGGTGCTTTTTGTTTTGGTGTTTCTTCTTCCCATGGGAATGTTTCAGGCTCAGGTAATTTTTCCTCTAGCCCTGCGCGCTTTAGGTCTAGCTCCTTGGCTAGCTCCAACACTTTTTTAGCGTCGTCGATTTCGCTTGTTGCGAATTGCAATGTTAGTTGGTAATACATCTATTTTTCCTCCTTGTTTTTTTTTACTTGATCATTAGATCATTTAATTTTTTAAATTCTTCATATGTAATGCAGAAAGGACACTCTTTGTCGCCACATTCTGCATTACAATCCCAGTGCTGTAGTTCACCACCGAATACGTCAGCGTATAATCTACAGCATCCTTTTTGATAGCTAATAGGTAAACCATGACCATCCCAATCCTGGCTAATATAAAATGGGCAATCTTGCGGATCGATTTCGTCAACAATAATTTGCATTTTCTAGTCCTCCTTATCCTCTATTTCTGCAGCTTCTAGGCTTTCGCTTAGGTTCACAACCTGCTGTACAAAATCTCTAAGCATAGCCTTAGCAGAATGTTTTAGAATTGATCCGAGTTCCTTTGGATCGACGTCCATTGTTTCAAGAAAGGCCATCATCTCGGGTCTGCTTCCTTTGATATGTGTCTCTAAATGCATTTTGTCTTCAACGTCTGGCGCTAGTGCAACTTCTACTGAGAAAAGCTTTAATTCTCTTTTTGCGGGTTTTTCTTTTTCAATAGTGATCATGTTTAGTCCTCCTCTTTTATTTCACAATTTGCTAGGATATCTTCAATCGTTGCATCCCTATCAATGCCTTTGAAATACCCTTTTTCTCTCATCTCGGTTAAAGAATTTATATTTTTGAACTGATATTTGGGTGAATAGCCTTGTGAACAGCTTTGTAATAAATCAATTTCAAATTTAGTTAATTTAATTGCGGGGGCTTTACGGGGCTGCTTTAGCCAATTCATTACCTTTTCATGACATCCTCTTGATCGATCTTTGCTAAGTTCGCAGTCACTGCATCTGGTTTGATTACATCGTTTAGGTCTTCCCTTGACTACCGCTAAATTCCACAGGCAATTTTCTAGAATTTCATGTCTAAAATGATCTAGATTAGTTTCCTGATTCTGTTCTTTATACTGTTCTCTATATTGCTTCAATTCCTCTAGCCATTCTGCAAGTTGCTTAAAGTTTTCTCTACAAAGATCACTCATGCACTGATTTTCAGATGCTTCTTTTGCGCGGGCAATTAATTCATCTAACGTCATTCTTTCTTTTTCCTCCTTGTATTTTTGAACACGTGCTGTATAATATAAGCGTGTTCTATTGCTAGAGCCTTATTCGTTTTCGAACGAGGTCTTCTAGCCTTTTTTTATAGAACGCTCGTAGGATTCTACGATGTTCTTTTGTGTGAGGCCTAGATACTGAACAGCACGCTTGGTTAGAATAATGTTGCTGTCGATATTTTCTAGACCTTCTTTTTTTATGTCTTCCATGATCTTCTGGAAGATCTTGCTTCCTTTTTTCCTTCCGCAACCTAGAAACTTTGATAGCTCGGATTTGTTCATGTATCCCTTTTCCATCATCTCGTATCTGTAGGCTGCTAGGTTTTCTACTTGCAAAGCTCACCACCTCCTTTAATAAAGCATTTGATAGATCATGATCCAAACCGCTACGCTTAGCGATATGATCAGGATTAGGATTGCAACGTTTAGCACTGTTACAAGTCCAGATCTGAATTTCTGTTTTCTGATTCTTTTTTGTTCTGCATAGAAGGCTTCCAGTCTTAGTCTTTCTCCGTGAAGGTTGATACCCTCCGCAAAGTCTGGAAGCTCTGCGCCTGTTGTTTTGTGTTCCATTTCTCTTTCTTCCTTTCGTGTTACAATCTCCTATGAAAGGAGGTTAATCGTTTGAAGTTAAATCAGGATTTAGTTCGGTTGCTTCTATCTGCAGTGGAAGCAAGTCCTGAACCTGTGAATCTGTCGGAGTTAACTTTCGACGGCTTTTCTTCGTATGATGTCAGAAATCATTTGAAGGAATTGTTTCGTCGTGGCTATATTAGTGGTGAAGTGAATAAATATCTTGCTTCTACTGATTACATAGCTTCTTTCCTTACTCCTGCGGGTTCTGCTTACTTAAAAGAATTGAATACTTCCGGTCTTAAGAAATTTCTTTACGCCACAAAACGTTTTGTTCGTGATCTGTTGATTCAGTATTTTTCTAGTAAGCTTCCTTAATTACTTTTTCTTGAAGAAGGGCTTAGTCCCTTTTTTCTTTTCTTCTGATTCTTCAATCCTGTACGGGTTTTCCCTCTCATATTCTTTTTCGATTTCCTTTTGATCTTTTTCTAGAACCGAGTCAAACATCCAAGGATCGGCTGCACCTAGTCTGAATTTGAGATGTATATGCATTTCTAGATATCCAGGCGTTGCTTCTGTTCTGAGTCTTGTGATCGGATAATCGCTGAGGTCTAAGTCGTTGATCTTGATTCCTTTCCCGCCATCTAGGATTTCAAAAGATTCAAGCTTTTTCATTTGTTCACCCTCTTTTCTTTTAGTCCTTTGATAGTTCCTCTAACGGCTCCTATCGCAAGACCGAAAATGATAGGTACCAGGATCATTATTCCCAGGATACTTAGCAATCCGAAAAATATTTTTTCCAACATTTACTTCACCTCCTCCTGTTTTTCTGGTTCCTTGGCTGCTGGTTGAGCGTCTTTAGCTCCAGCAATGTAGCCTTGGATAAATGATTTCTGCTTTTCGTTAAGATTTCTCGTAGCCTCTAAAACTTCGTTAAAGTTTTTTTCGGTCTCCTTATATTGAAATTGTTTCAA